TCTGTTATATTATTTACGAATTTCATTATTTGATCAGGAACCTTGTCTCCTGCGCTGTCAAAAAAGAAAATTTTGCCCTTTTTAATATTGATCAAAAGAGAAATCCAATGACTTCCTCCTTTATAGTGTGGATCTGTATTAAAAATTACTCCGATTTTGGTTTTACCATTTTTAATTTGATTCGCCAAATTAAAATGACATAATTCTTCCCAAACGCATTCACCGTGTAGTTTATGTGTATCATAGTCGATTGGAGATGGTCCCATAAAATCAAAACATTTGTATTTATTTTCATATTGTCGCATTACTTGCATTATATCCACGCTAGAAAGCCATTCATTGGGATTTTTTTTCCAATCATCAGGTGATTCAGGCGCAAAAGAGTCCATTAGCTCTTTTTCTAATTTGGAATTTTTAACCATTTGTTTAATCCAGCATGATTCCTTGTTACAGGTGGTTTGATAATGAGATTTAATAGTTTCCCATATTTCTTTGGAATCGTTTGTTTGTATGGGCTTGTCTGGATGCCTGGCATTCCATAAGTCGCGCAATTTATGTAAATCTTCGTCAGAATAACAAGTGAATGAATTTAATGCTTTGTTGTGATTTTCTGGACTACAATTTAATTTAATAAAGGCTTTTGAGTTTTTATGAGTTTTTTTACCATGATTTTGTTTACTGTGATTTTGTTTACTGTGATTTTGTTTACTGTGATTTTGTTTACCGTGATTTTGTTTACTGTGATTTTGTTTACCGTGATTTTGTTTACCACCTTTTTTATTGTGTCTCTTTTTACTGTGACTTTTATTATGTCTATTTTTATTCTTTAATGTTTTTTTCCTTCTCATATATTTTAAATATATTTTCTTTTTTAAAAAATTTTATAGTTATAAATCTATCGAATCTTTTTCAATGTTGAATTATCAACTATAATTTCTTTTTTTCTAGAGATTATTTGATTTATTTTGTAAGTTTGTCTTGTTGTATTGAACCAATCTAACGGCAACTTTTGAATATCATCAACCCCATTAGATGCTCTATTTTGTTTAGAATATTTTGATTTCTGAGTTATGACTGGTCTATATTCTTCAAAGTATTCGTCAGCCACTACAGCTTCTTCATCATCATCTTCATCTTCATCTTCATCTTCATCTTCATCTTCATCATCATTATAATTAATATCGTCTTTTATTTCGTATTCTTTTTCACCATTTCTTTCATTCTGGATAGTTTCATTTTTATCATGTATTTCCAAATAATAAATACTTTTTTCAATAAACGCATCAAAACTGGTCTTTACATCTTCTAATAAATCATCTGGTTTATCATCATTTAACAATTTATTAAATAACTTATGAACTCTCTCCTTATCATATTTTGAAACATTTTCATTTGTATCTTTTTGTTTTAATTTATTCAGTTTATTTAACTGAGTTTTGCTTATTAAAAAATTTAATGTTAGCTGATTGACGTAATCATTATCTAAGCTGGAAGGCGACTCTAAGCCAGAAGGCGACTTTAAGCTGGTATCTTCATTGTCCGACATTTTCTTTAAATTGTTTTATAAAATATATAATATTTAATATTAGATATTTTAACTAATTCTTTTTGTTATTTTTTTGTTAATTCTTTTTGCTAAAGCTGATAACTCTTTGCTAAAGCCAGTTAACACTTTGTTGGCTTTGTTAGGTCTTTCAATTGTTGTCTAGTGTGATTATTAAACAATCCTATACCCATCACATTAGGATCCGCATTTAGTTCAGTAGGACCCCAATTTTCTTTTTTAAATAGACCAGGAAACGGTTGTTGAATATTACCACTATTTTGGTTTTTCCAATGGACATTGTATAAGCTACTATTGCTTCCAGGAACATATTTTGCTTGACTACATTCTTGTAAGGCAAATATTTGTCCTCTTAACTCCGATTCATTATTAATATTTGTCGCAAATCCAGACCAAGGTGCGCTAGCAGTTTTGGACCCAGGATTGAATATTTTATGCGGATCGAATGTTGCTTGCTGAATCAATGGTGTCTTTATTTCTCTCCTAGGATCGACAATAGGCATGATAGAGTATTTTGTTAGAACTGGTCTGGCATCTAAATATGACTGCAGAGGTTGACTCGGAATATTGCGGACATAAGTTCTTGAATTCATGATATCTTGTCTTGCTGAACATGGTAAATTCTCAAAATCATAAATGTTATTCATTGCTATATTTATATATTATAAAATAATTTTTAAAATGTATTAGAAGCAATATTCCAATATATAGTAATAATGTGTGGTATTTTTTCACTTTTAAACTACTCAACTAACAAAATAGAATATAGCAAGGTGTCTGATGAATTTGCCAAAGGCCAAGGCCGAGGTCCGGAGAATTCAACGTTATTTCACGACAGTGCGTTAAATATAGTTACAGGATTTCATAGATTAGCTATTAATGGTCTAAATGAAGCGTCAAATCAGCCAATAAGCGTAATAACAAAACTCGATAAGTATAGTCTAATTTGTAACGGAGAAATTTACAATTACAAACAATTGTATAAATTAATGGATATTACGCCTACAACTGATTCTGATTGCGAAGTAATCATCCATTTATACATTAGATATGGTATTCGACAAACGCTAAGAATGTTAGATGGTGTCTTTGCGTTTGTGCTTTTTTGTCCCAACAATATATTTGTTGCCAGAGATCCATATGGTGTAAGACCGCTTTATTATACTAAAAATGACGAAGATCTTAACAAGGTTAATGGCATTATTGGCTTCACATCCGAACTAAAAACATTGTGTAAAATTTCCAACCAATTTAATCAAAAAGTGTTACAATTTACACCCGGGACTTTTTTGACAATCGACAAAACAGTTGACTTTGAAAGGGTATCGTGGTTAATAAAGGAACAAGAAAGATATCATATTCCGGCGTTTGCTTCCAGTATAACTGGAAATGGAAATATAAATACAAATATTTCTACCTATTTAGAAGGCATTAATTATCATTTAAGAGCGGCTGTTACAAAACGATATACAACAACGGAGCGACCTATCGCATGTTTGCTCTCAGGTGGTCTAGATAGTAGCTTAATTGCTGCGCTTGTGTGTGATATACACAAGAAACAAAATCAAACTCCTATTGAAACTTATAGCATTGGATTACCTGACTCGGAAGACATTAAATTTGCCAGAATGGTTGCCCGCCATATTGGTTCAAATCATACAGAGATTATCGTTTCAGAACAAGAAATGCTGGATATCATTCCAGAAGTTATTCGAGCCATTGAAAGTTATGATACAACTACAGTTAGAGCCAGTATTGGAAATTATATGATTGGGAAATACATTAAAGCGCACAGTTCGGCAAAGGTCATTTTCAATGGCGACGGGTCGGATGAATTAGCTGGCGGATATTTATATATGAGTTCGTGTCCAGACAGCGTCGAATATGATAAGGAAACAATGAGATTGCTAAATGACATTCATTTATTCGATGTATTGCGTTCCGACAAGTCTATTTCGTCGCATGGCTTAGAGCCTAGAACGCCCTTTTTAGATCGAGGATTTGTCAACTATTATTTATCTATTCCGATAGAACTTCGCAATCATAATTTAGGTCGAAGCATAGAAAAACACTTGATTAGACTGGCATTCAAAGACGATAATTTGTTGCCATCTGAAATTTTGTGGAGAAAAAAGGAGGCATTTAGCGATGGAGTCAGTAACAAAGGCAAATCTCTTTTTCAAATTATTCAAGAGCATACGGATAAGCTAGTAACTAACACCTTGTTAAATTTGAAGCAAAAAGAAAGGACCTATTATAAAGATATCTTTGAAAATGCGTATCCTAATCAGTCGCACCTAGTCCCATATTATTGGATGCCGAAATATATTTTATCAGACGATCCTAGTGCTAGAACATTGGCAAATTATAAGTAAACAGAAAACATGTTAATAAACCGATATAAAGAAAAAATGGTATATAATATAGATATACACCGTATTAAATGTTCAATAGAATTTTATCAAACATAAAATATTATTATGCTGTTCCGGCTTTTTTTATGGCACCTACAAAAGGATTTACTG